CCTTCCGCGCGGAATGGTGCCCCGAACGGGACGGGTAGGCCAGAGCACACCCGATGACGGATGCGGAGCGGCCCCAGGACGTCGGTCGGAGGCACCGTCGCCGGGGCCAACCGTCCAGGGAGACGGCCGCCCTGCTCGACGCCTACCAGGGCGCCATGCGTGACGAGCTCCGCGGCATCCTCGACGAGCTCGCGCCGCGGCCGCCGGCCGCCGGCCTCGGCCTGGTCCAGGAGCCTCCGCAGCGTCCGCCGCTGAAGGAGCGCGCGGCGCTCTGGGACCTCGCGATCAAGCTCGGCAAGGAGCTCGGGTCCGCGATCGACGCGCCGCCGGAGGCCGCCGCCCCGTCGCGACCGGCTCGGCCGCGCCGCGCCGCGGTGGACTTCGGCTGAGACGCCTACCGCCGCCCCGCTGGCAGACGCCCCTGCCGCCTGGCGTCGCCGGCTCGTGGGGCCCCGACGTCGAGGCGTGGGCCCGACGCGAGCTCGGCATCCGCCTCGATCGCTGGCAGCGACGGGCGCTGAACCGCGCCCTGGCGTGCGACGCCGCGGGGCGCCTGGTCCATCGCATCTACTTGATCAGCACGGCCCGGCAGAACGGGAAGACCGCTCTGGTCCGTGCCCTGATCGGGTGGGCGCTGACGGCGGGCGTCGTCCCGCCCTGGGCGTACCTCGCGGGCCTCGCCCACGACAAGGCCCAGGCACGCATCCCGTACCGCGCCGTCCTGGCCGACCTCGCCCCGATCCGCAAGCGCGTCGGCCCGATCGGCCGCGGCGGCCTGGCGCTCACGCAGTACCTGGGCATCCGCTCGGCGATGTACGGCCTGCACCGCGAGTATCGCTACTGGTCGCGCGACGCCCGCGACTCGATGCGCGGCGAGAGCAACGACCTGGTCGTGTTCGACGAGGTCAGGACGCAGCGCGACCACGACACCTGGGCGGCCGTCGAGCCGACGACGACGGCCCGACCCGACCCGCTCATCCTGCCGATCAGCACGGCCGGCAACGACCGATCGGTCCTGCTCCGCGACTGGTGGGAGCGCGGCCTCCGCATCATCGACGGCGCGGAGCCTCCGGCGGGCTTCGGGATGACCTGGTACGCCGCAGCCGACGGCCTGGACCCTGACGATCCGCGCGCGATCGCCGCGGCCAATCCGTCGATCGCCGACGGACGCCTCGAGCTCGAGACGGTCCGGCGCTCGCTGTACTCCCTGTCGACGGCGGCGTACCGATCGGAGCGCCTGAACCTGTGGAGCGACGCGCTCGACGAGTGGCTCGCCGCCGGCGTCTGGGCGGCCACGACGCGCCAGGCGCCGCAGCCCGGCGGCCGGATCGTGCTCGGCGTCGAGGTGGTCCCGTCCTGGCGACACGCCACGGTAGCGGTCGCCCTGCCCTCGGTGGACGGCGCGTGGGTCGGCATCGCCGGGGAGCTCGACACGACGCGCGGCGATGACCTCGCGGCGACCCTCTCCCCCGACGGCCTGGTCCGGCTCCTGGACGGCCTGAGGGCGGCGTGGAACCCCGCGGTGGTCACGTACTCCGCCACGTCCGCCGCGGCGCCCCACGTCGAGTCCTGGGCGGCTGAGAAGGACGTCCCGTCCCGGGCGCTCGGCGCGCGCGACATCCGGTCCGCGTCTGAGCTCTTCCGGTCCGAGCTCGTCGGTGGGCGGCTGACCCACGCGGAGGACCCGCTCCTGGCGCGCCAGGCCCGCGACGCGCGGCCCTCGAGGGAGATCGAGTCGGGCGACTGGTACCTGTCGATCAAGGAGAGCGCGGGACCGATCGACGCGCTGCGGGCCGCGGCCTGGGCGGCGTTCGTCCTGATCAGCCCCGAAGAGCGCGAACTCGCGCCGCAGATATTCCTGGGGTAGGGAAAATCGGGTCATGACAACGTGCAGACCTGCACGCATTCTCGCCCCGTGGGAATCTGCCGCCGGTACTTGGTAGAGAGCGACGAGCTCCGCGGTACGTGGTCATCGGGCCGTGTCGAGCCGTCGCTCGCCCACCCCTTGCGTCCGGAGCGCGAGTGACCACGATCGACACGATCCGAGCCCTGTTCACCTACGCGATCGCACTCGTCATCGTCGTGGGCGGCGGGGCGATGTTGCTCGTCACGTACCAGGGCCCGGCGGCCGCCGACGTGCGCGTGATCATCGCCGGCTTCATGGGCGCGGCGATCACGTTCGTGTTCCAGCAGGAGACCCAGACGCGCACGGCTCGCCAGACGTCGACGGCTCACACGTCAGGCGCCATCGCTCGCGCCAACGGCCTGGCTGGCCAGGCGGCGCCCCATGAGTAAGCGCTCGAAGCGACGCGCCGCCGAGGCGCGCGAGATGGTCGCCACGGTCGCCGAGCACCATGGGTTCGACTCCGACGGGATGCTCGGCCACGCGATCGGCGACTACGCCGTCAACGTGTCGGAGCGCATCGCGCTCGGCACCGATGTGTTCTTTGCCTGCGTCCGCCTGATCGCGGACCTCGTCGCCGATGCCGACGTCGGCGAGTTCGTCGGGAACGAGCGCTTGGCGGTCCCCCACCGCCTGGTCCGCCGGCCGATGATGAGCCGCACCCGCCGGACCTGGCTCTGGCAGATGTCGGCCACGATGGCCACGTACGACGGCACCTGGCTCCGACGGGACCTGGCCGGGTTCGATGCCGACGGCCGGCCACTCTCCCTGGTCCCGATCGCCCCGCCGCGCGTCACGTGGATCGGCCGACGCCAGTACGTCGACGGCGTCGAGGTGAATCCCGACATGATGCGGTGGGTCCCGCGCCTGACGTTCCCGACGCTCACCGGTGACGCCGCCTGGGCGATCAAGCTCGGACGCCAGGCGCTCGCCGCGGCCTGGGCGGCGGATGCGTACCGCGCCGACTTCTGGGAGCACGGCGGCGCGCCGACCACGATCCTGACCACGGACCAGGCGATCAGCAACGACGACGCCGAGGTGTACGCCGACCGGTGGGTCGAGCGCCGGGCCGAGTCACCGGGCAAGCCGGCCGTCCTGGGCAAGGGCACGCGCGCGGAGCTCTTCGGCGCCGACGTCGCCGCCGACGGCGCGAGCTCGGCCGCGGAGCGGGTCGGGACGTCCGTGGCCCGGTACATGGGCGTCCCGGCCTGGCTCGTCAACGTGCCATCCGCGGCGGGCTCCATGACCTACAGCAACGCCGCGGCCGCGGGCCTCGACCTCGTCCGCTACACGCTGCGCCCCGGCTATGCCGGGCCGATCGGAGACGCCCTCTCCGACGAGCTCCCGGGCGACTACCTGCTCGGCCGCCGGGCCCACCTGGGCCTCGATCACCTGACCGTCGGGACGGCCCTCGAGCAAGCCCAGGCGTACGCGATCGCCACCGGCAACCGGCCCTGGCTCCGGCCCTCCGAGGTGCGCGCCGATACGCACCGCCCCATCGACCCGACGATCGACGAGACGACCCTCCCCCCTGCCGGAGCTCCGGCGCCAGCGATGGAGACGATCGCATGACGACCAAGAAGGCCGCGGCCGCGAAGGCGGAGGCCGTCGAGAAGGCGGAGCGCATGGCACCCGAGGTCGCCGAGCGGGCGGCCGCGGTGCCGACCTTCGGGCATGTGGCGTTCCACCCCGAGCGCTACTCGAGCAAGGGCGCGCGCAAGGCGTCCGGCCACGGCGCCGGCGCCCGTCGTCGCGGGGCGACACCCGATGAGTAGGCCGATCCGCGAGTTCGACGCGGGCGAGCTCGTCGAGGTCGCCGGCGGTCGCCTCGTCGTCGAGCGCGGCAGCGATGGCACCGGCCGGCGCCTGTCCGGCTACGCCTACCGCTGGGGCGAGCTCTCGCCATCGGGCGAGTCGTTCGAGCGCGGCGCGTTCGCCCAGGCGATCGCCGAGCGCGGCAGCCGGCCGTTCGCGTTCCTGAACCGTCACCGCTCGCGCGGCGGGAGTGTCGTCGGCGGCCTGCTCTTCCGCGAGGACGCGGTCGGCCTGGCGTTCGACGGCGAGCTCCTCGACACGCAGGCGGCCCGCGACTACGCCGCGGAGGCGGCGATCGCGGACGGCGTGTCCCTCGAGGTCATCCCCGGCACGGTCCGCTCCGGACCGAACGGGCCCATCCACACGGCCGTCCGGCGCATCGCCGGCCTGGCCGGCGAGTACGTGCCGGCGTTCACCGGTAGCACGGTCGCCGTGTACGGCGCCACCGGAGGGAGTACATCGATGCGCTGCCAGCATTGCAACGCGGAACTGCAGCCGGGCGTCGGGCATGTCTGCCTGGTCACGCCGCCGGCCGGAGCCCCGCAGCCCATGGCCCAGGTGCTCGCCCAGGCGGGCCAGGAGCCGGTCCAGGCGTTCGCCGCCCCGGTCCAGGGCGTGGACATGGCCCAGACGGTCCGTCAGCTCGTCGACGACGCCGTGCGGGCGCTCGCCGAGCGCGGTGCGCTCATCACCCCCGCGGCGCCCCCCACGCCGCTCCACGACCGCGCGCAGTATCCGAGCATCGGGCACCTGTTCCTCGCGGCCGGCCAGTCCGACGCCTCGCCGGAGCTCCGGGCGTACGCCGCCCAGGCGATCGCCGAGTACGCGCTCGACGACACCGTCAGCACGGCCGGCGCGAACGCCGCCCTGCTCACGGGCAATCTGACCGTCCGCCAGATCGCGGGCATCGTCAGCCGCGGCCGCCCGGCCATCACCGCGTTCGGCGGCCCGCGCCCGATCAGCGACGTCGGCCTGTCGGTCACCTGGCCGTACTTCGACGGCACGCTCACGGACTTCGTCGGCGCCCAGAGCGCGCAGAAGGCCGAGATCACGAGCGCGGCCCTCGACATCAAGCTCGGCACCGAAGCGCTGGTCACGTACGCCGGCGGCTCCGACGTCGCGTACCAGCTGATCCAGCGCGGCGACCCGTCCATCCTGGACGCCCTCGCCCGGGTCATCCTGACCGCCTGGGGCGTCGTCACCGACGCCGCGTTCGTCACCGAGCTCGAGTCGGGCAGCGTGACGTCGGACCTCGCGGAGGCGCTCTCGGCCGTCGACTACTCCGAGCTCATCGGGAAGATCGTCGACAACTCGATCGTCGTCGAGACGGCGACCGGGGCGCCGGCGGACTTCGCCCTCGCGAGCTCGACGGCGTTCGCGCACTTCGCCAAGCTCATCATCGCCCAGAGCAACCAGCTGGTCAGCGACCCGAACGTCGACCTGCGCGCCCTGCGCGTCAGCGTCGGCGGCCTGCCGATCATCCACGTCCCGTCGGTCACGGCGGGCAAGACGATCATCAGCAACACCCTCGCCGCCGGCTGGCACGAGGCGGGCCCCTTCCAGGCGTCGGCCGACGACGTCGCGAAGCTCGGCCGCAACGTCGCCTACTGGTCGATGGGCGCCGGCGCGCGCTACATCCCGGCCGGCATCATCGAGATGTACGACGTCACGCCCTAGCGGCTGACGTCGGGAGTAGCACCGTGGCATGGGTCGAGGGCTCCGACATCCTGGCGCACGTCGCCGGGGCCGGTACGCCCTCGACCGCGCCCGCTGACGAGGCGTGGGCCGACCTGGTCGCCGCGGCGATCGACGCGGAGGTGACCAGGCGCCTCGGCTCGTCGACGATCGCCGACGATGACCTGACGGGCATGGCTCTGGCGATCAAGCCGGCCGCCCTGCAGGACGCCGCCGCGCTGTACGTCTCGCGCAAGGCCCCCCACGGCGTGCTCGAGACGGGCGGCGACGGCGACCCGGTCCGCCTGGGCGCGGACAGCCTCCGCGCCCTGAACCCCGTCCTGTGGCGGGTATCGCCGGGGATCGGGTGAACGTCACCGAAGCGCACGCGGCCCTCGACGAGCTCGTCGAGGCGGCGGGCGTCCCGGTCCGCGACCCGGGCTCTGGCGACCCGCCGTATGCGTTCGCGTTCACCGACGGCGCCGACATCGCGCACCTGCTCCGCGGCGTCGTGGAGCAACGGTTCCGGGTGTCGATCGTGTCCGGTGCCTGGGATGCGCGGGCGTCGTCGGACGTCCTGGGCGTGCAGGTGACCGCGCTCCTGGCGGAGCTCCGCGCGGATCGCACCGGATGGCTGATCAAGGAAGTCCGCCCCGCGACACGGATGCCGCTCGGCGGGGGCTCTTCGTACCTCGCCTGCGACGTCGTCGTCGCCCACGCCGTAGACATCTGAGAGGGAGGACCCGATGGTCGCCGATCCGCAAATCCTGAAGGACATCGTCCTGACGATCGACACGGAGGACTTCTCCGGCGACGTGACCGCGGCGCGCATGGCCCACGTGCCTGGCGCGATCCAGACGGTCAAGACGCTCGACGGCACAAAGCACCAGGACGCCGAAGGTGGCACCTGGCAACTGGAGCTCACGTGCGTCATCGATTGGGACAGCACGAGGCCGGGCCTGGCGCGCTTCCTGTTCGATCACGACGGCGAGACGCTCGCGTTCACGTTCAAGGACGACGAGTCGGCCAACAGCACGGCCAAGCCGCTCATGACCGGCAACCTCGTCTGCGTGCCGATCGCCTACGGCGGCGAGGGGAACGTGTTCGCCACGGCCGAGGTCGTGCTCCCCATCGACGGGACGCCTGTCCCTGACACGACGCCCTAGGCGATGGCGGGCGGTAGGCCGGCCGTCCGCGTGGAAGGAGTCACGGCGACGCAGCAGGGCCTGCGTCGGATGGCCGGCAGGATCAGCGACAGCGACGCCGCCGCCGAACGCGGGGCGGACCGGATCGCGGAGGCCGCGCGAGAGCGCGCCCCGCGCCGCTCCGGCGCCCTCTCTGAGTCGATCGACGTCCAGGTGTCCGATGGGATCGCGACCGTCACGGCAGGCGGTCGGGACGTCCCGTACGCGGGCGTCCAGGAATACGGATGGCCGGCGCGGAACATCCCCGCGCAGCCGTTCCTGGGCCCGGCGGCCGACGAGCACCGCGACGACGTCGTCGACGCCTACCGCGACCACGTCGCGGACAACGTCAGGCGCTTCGGCCGAGAGGTGCCCTAGACATGGAGGCCAGGCATGGCAACGGGAGAGTCAGCGCTCCCCGAGGTCGCGGTGGACGTCCGGTCCGTGACCCTGGGCGAGCTCGCAGCGGTGGAGCTCGCGTCGGGGCAGGACTTCGATCGCCTGCTCAACACGAAGGCCACGAAGCTCCTGACGATGCTCTACATCGCGAAGCTCCGGGAGAGTCGCATCCCCGGATCGCCGAGCTTCGGGCAGCCGCCGCGCTGGGCCGATCTAGCGGCCTATCGCCTGCTCGACGGCTCATCCTCGAGCTCTGCCGGAGTACCGGATGGAGCCCCGACGCCGTCGAGCGACTCACCATCGGAGACGTGATGTACCTGGCCGAGGCCAGGCAGCGTGACGCGGCCAAGCAGCGCGCCGCCTACTACGCCAGGCGGGCGCGATGAGCCTCGGCGGCGCCGTCTCCACGATCCTCGTCCGGATCACCGGCGACTCAAAGGCGCTGACCGCGGCCGTCGGCAACGCGAACCGGACCCTGTCGGGTCTCGGCGGCACCGCAGCGCTGAAGGGCGCGGCGATCGGCGCGGGGATCGGCATCGCCACGGCGGCCGTCGCCGACTTCGGGCAGCGGGCCCTGTCGGAGGGTGATCGCGTCGGCGACGCGCTGACCAAGCTCGAGACGCAGCTGGACCGTGACCTGGTCGCGGCCGTCGACAAGGCGGCCGGCAAGATGACCGACCTCGGCCAGTCACGACAGGACGTGCTCGAGCTCTCGGCGGCGTTCGTCGACGTCGGCACGGCGCTCGGCGTCGCTGACGAGACGCTCGCCAAGCTCGCCCCGCGGGCCAGCGAGACCGCGGCCGCCCTGGCGCTCATCGGCGACTCCGACGCCTCGACGAACATCGACCTGATCAACAAGGCCGCATCGGGCAGCGACAAGGCCCTCCGCGCCCTGGGCGTCAATCTGACCGACGCCGAGGTCGCCGCCCGCGCGATGGCCGACACGGGCAAGGACAACGCCGCGGCCCTGACGGAGGGTGAGCTCGCGGCCGCCCGGATGGCGCTGATCCTCGAGAAGCTCGAGCCCCGACTGCAGGCGGTCGCCGAGGGCCAGGGCGACGTCGAGCAATCCACCGCGGCTCTCCAGGCCAAGTGGGAGACGCTCATGGGGAAGATCGGCGAAGGCCTCGACGGCCCGCTGAACGACCTTCTGCAGTGGACCCTGAACGGCTACGCCGGGTGGGAGATGTTCGCCGACACGCTCGAGACGGATGTGCAGAAGGCATGGACCGCGCTCATCCTCGCGTTCGGCAAGGGGATGCCGATCCTGGGCGGCATCATCGGGTTGCTCGAGGACATCACCGGACAGTCCGTGAAGGCCGCTGACGCCGTGTCGCGGGTCATGCAGCAGTCGCCGAACCCCGACCGGCAGTCGAGCTCGCGCACGTCCGAGTCCCAGGTGGTCGCGCAGCTGAACGACTTCGCGAACCGCAACGGCCTGACGATCTTGTGACCGACCTGCTCGACGGCATCACCCTGACGACGTCGTCGGCGGCGGTCGGCGCGTCGTGCTCGTCGTGGGCACCGACGATCTTCACGCCGGAGAACGTCAACGACGCCGACGACTCGACCCGGTCGTACCGCAACAGCACCGTCAAGAACGGCCCATGCACCTACCAGGTGATCTGGACGGCCGACCTGGGCTCCGCGGAGACGGCTGGCGGCTACCGGATCATCACGTCGTATAGCGGGTACTGGTCGCTCGAGTACGCCACGAGCCCAGGCGGTCCCTGGACGTCGGTCGCCGACTTCGACGGCACCGATGGCACCCCTGGACCCGGCAGCGCCTACACCCACGAGGACACGTTCGACGAGGAGACGGCCCGCTACTGGCGCCTGGTCCATGCGTTCGATCAGCCGGGCCTGACGTTCCTACAGGCGGTCGAGCTCTTCACCTGGGAGCTCATCGAGGGCGGCACGCCCGGGCCGGAGCCGGAGCCCCCTGACCCGTCGGTCCCCGACTGGACGCCGCCGGAGCCTGGCCGGGCGATCGTCGAAATCTACGTCGACGACCCCGAAGGGGCGAAATGGGACGTGGCGGAGTGGGACGAGGCCGTGTGGCCGGCCGCCCTGTGGGTCCCGATCGACTACGCCTCGACCCGGGCGTCGGTCACCGACGGTACCGACCAGGGCGAGATGGGCATCCTGTCCACGCCGCGCGCGAGCAAGTTCGACGTCGACACGTACGATCCGGAGCGCGACCTCGACCCCAATAACGGCGCGTCGCCCTTCACCGGCCAGCTGGTCGCAGGCCTCCCGATCCGGCTCCGCCATCGCTCCACGGTCCTGCGCACCGCGCGGGTGCGGACGGTGGAATGGTCGTTCCAGCTGGACGGCGGCCGGATCACGGCGTCTGACCTGATCGCCGACCTCGCGAACACCAAGCTGCCGCCCACGACCGACCTGGCCGACACGCTGTACGCCCGGGCGGAGGATGCGATCGCCGCCGCCGGCCTCGACTTCCGCGTGCTGCCGCCCACGCCTGCCGGGAACCCCACGCTAGTCGGGTACACGCCAGGCGCGCGCACCGTGTGGGCGGTCATCCTCGAGGCCGCGCAATCGGTCCTGTGGATGCCCTACATCACGGCCGACAACGAGCTCGGCTTCCGGCCGTGGGGCGACGGCCTCGAGCGCGGTCGAGCGATCGCCTCCGACGAGCTCCTCGACCTCGTGTCCTGGACGCACGCTGACGGCCTGTACAGTGCCGTCAGGGCGCTCGATAGCGTGTCGCTGACGGTGGAGGAGCGGGCGGCCACGCCGACGCCGTCCTGGGGCCGCCGGGTATACGACGCGCGCGAGGACGAGCCGACGATCGACGCCGACGCCTGGGCGGCGGCAGTGCTGGCCGACCGGCGCGACCATCGCCTCCGCTTCCGCCCCGGCACGATCCGCCCCCTGGACGCGGACAGCGTCGAGTCCCTGGGCACCCTCGAGGTGCTCGAGGGGATCGACGTCGATCACCCGCAGGCGGACCCCGCGGTCGCGTTCCACGCTCGCATCCTCGGCCGCTGGGTGGAGGCCGTCGACGACACGCACGACCCGTCGGTCGTGCGCACCCGCTGGCGCTTCGCGTTCACGACGTCCGCATCGCCGCCGGCGCTCCTGGTGGCCGACCAGGACGCTTCGGAGTACCTGCTCGACGAGGCCGAGCTCGACAACCTGACCACAGGATGAGGTGCCGCCATGCCGATCCCCGGTAGTGACAACGAGTTCCCCAAGGTGCTCCTGGCGGAGCAAGGCAGCGACCCGGCCGCCCCGGACGCCGGCCTGGTCAAGCTGTACGCCCTGGCGTCGGGCGGCGTGTTCGCGATCGACGATGCCGGCGTCATCTCACCGCTCGGCGCGTCCGTCGTCCTGAACAACTTCGAGGCGACGGCGCCACCGGGCACCGGCGACGACGAGGGCGACGGCTACGGATACGGCTCCCTGTGGGTGGACACGACCGACGACACGCAGGCGTACATCTGCCTCGATCCGAGCACGGGGGCCGCGGTCTGGGTCCCTTTCCCTGACGCCGGTGGTGGTGGTGCGCCCGGTGACGCCACCATCGGCACGAACGACGCCGACGCGACGAGCTCCGCGGGCGGCTTCGACTACTGGGCGTGGACGGCGACCGGGACCGGGACCTTCGACGTCGACGTCGCAGGGTTCGTCACGATCCTCGTGGTCGGCGGCGGCGGCGGAGGCGGCGGGTACTTCAGCGGAGGCGGCGGCGGCGGCGGAGAGGTCAAGGTGATCACCCTGTACCTCGAGGCCGGCACGTACACCGTCAACGTCGGCGCCGGCGGCGCCGGCGGCTCGAGCTCGTCGGCCGGGCAAGACAACTTCGGCGTCAACGGCGGCGCGTCCTACATCGAGGGCTCGCCCCTGGGCGCGCGGATCAGCGCGATCGGCGGAGGCGGCGGCGGCGGCGCGTTCGCGACCGAGTCATACATCGGCATGCCAGGCGCCCATGGCGGCGGTGCGTCGGGCCGCCAGTCGTCCCTGGGCGGCGTGTCACTGATCGGTGGCAACGCCGGCGGCGCCTCGCTGTCCGGCAACACGTCGAACACGGGCTCCGGCGGAGGCGGCGGAGGCGCCGGCGCCGTCGGTGGGACCGCAGCGTCGGCCGGCAACGGCGGCAACGGCACGGACCCGTCCGACTTCAACAGCTTCGGCGCGTCGGGCGTGTTCGGCGGAGGCGGCGGCGGCGGATCGTCCGCCGTGACGAACGCCCCAGGCACGGGCGGCACGGGCGGCGGCGGCAATGGCGGCGCCACGTCATCGAACACCGGCAACACGAACGGCACCGCCAACACGGGCGGCGGCGGCGGCGGCGCCGGCAACACGGGCACGACCGGGGCGACCGGCGGCTCCGGCGGCTCCGGCGTCGTCGTCGTCCGCGTCGGATAGGAGGAACCTATGCCACCCACGAGGCCAGTCACCGGCGCGACGATCGCGTCCGATTGGGGCCAGGCGGTCCACGATTACACCTTCGCGCCGGCGGGCGTCATCGCACACGGCTCGGCCGCCCTGGCGATGCTGTCCGCCGGCGCATACCGGAAGCTGAACCTGGACGTGGCCGACGAGGACCCGGGCGGGTACCTGGTCGCCGCGTCCGACCAGGTAGAGGTGCCCACGGGCGGCGGCGGCCTGTACCTGTGCAACGTCGTCCTGACGTCCGACAACGGCGGCACGAACGATGAGACGAACCCTCGCCTGCAGGTGAACGGCGTCGACGTCGCCAGGGACCAGGAGAACAACGAGGGCACGACCGCGATCACCCTCGGCATCAGCTGGATGGGCGTCCTGGCGGCGGGTGACATCGTGTCCGTCCGCTGCCGCCAGAACGGCACGGGCGATCGCGCCGACGTGATCATCGACTCGTTCGTGCTGATCCGTCTGGGCGACGAGGTCGGGGAGCCGACGCCATGAGCGAGCTCCTGATCCGCCAGACGTTCAGTCAGCGCACCTGGCCAGGCGCCGGCGACATCGACGATTGCTGGGTCCTGTCGGCCCTGCAGGCGGTCCAGGCGGTCGCGCCCTGGGAGCCACTCCTGTCCGTGACGGAGTTCCGTCGCTTCGCCGGCGACCCCGACGACGGCCAGAGCGACGGCGGCAACGTCGACGACATCATCCGCGGCATCCGCGCGGCGTTCCCGGAGCTCGCGGCCCACTGCACGCCGCTGCGCGGCTCCTGGTCCTGGGATCGGGTCCTGGACGCGATCAAGTCGGGTCGCCCGGCCAGCGTCTGCGTCGTCTCGGCGAAGCTCCCCGACCGGTACGGCTTCGCCGGGCTCCACCAGGTGACGTACTTCCACGAGCCGGGCGTCGGCCTGTACGTCGCCAACCCCCTGGCGCGCGATCGCAGCACGCCGACCCGCATCGCCACGACCGCGGCGCGCGACGCCGCCCTGGCGTATGGCGGTGGGAAGTTCCATGGCGTCCTGATGCCCACGGTCCCCGTGGCGTTCACCACGCACCCGCTGTATCGGCCGCCGGGCCAGTGCTCGCCCGCCGAGCTCGAGGCGGCCCGCAAGGCGGCGATCGCCCCGTACGTCGCCCGCCTGGCCGACCTCGCGGACCGCGCGGCCGCACCGGTGGGATGATGTGGCCGGGTCAGGGCGGGACGATCCGAACGCCCTGACCCCTCGCCAGCACGAGTCGCTCGTCCTGGCAGCGCACGGCCTGACCAGGCGCCAGAGCGCCCGCATCATGGGCGTCACGGACGGATGCGTGCAGAAGCTCCGGGCGCAGGCCCTGGGCGTCCTGGGCGCTCCCCAGGGGGCCGACGTGCGCTGGGCGCTGATCGCCCTCGGATGGCTCCGACCCCCTCCCCACCCGAAACTTCCGGACCCTCTCCTGTCGGAGACGCGGTCAGTCCCAGGTGTCTCCGACAGGTGACCATCGTCGTCTGCGCTAAGGGTCCGGAAGTTTCGTCCGGAGGCTTGACGGATGGTCCGACGTGGTCGCACCATCCGCCTGCGGCCTGGCCGGGGGAGCTCAATCCTTCCCCGGTCGCCGTTACCGGATTGAGAGGTACGCCAGCCCGATGACCACAGAGCTACCCGATCGCCTCGAGGCGGTCCGCGAGTACGCCGAGGGGCGCGCTCGCTTCCACGATCTCCGGGATGGGGTGAGAGCGGCCGTCGCCGCCGGATGCCCGGATGATGACCAGGCGGAGGCCACCACCGACCTGATCCTCGACATCGTCGCCCAGACCGAGGCGGCGTCGATCGCCCGGGCGCTCGAGCGCGATCCCAAGCTGCGCGATCGCCTGGCGTCACTCATGGTCGAGCTCGCGCTCGGCCCTACCCTGGGGGGAGCGTCATGACCCAGCAAGAGGCCGATCGCAAGGCCATCCGCATGCTCGCCGTCATCGGCGGCGGAGTCCTGATCGCCGTCATCGTCCTGGCCCTGCTCGTCCTGAATGCGGACGGGCTCCGCAGCATCGCAGGAGGCTGATCGCCCGACCCCTCGCCCCGTCACGTCGGCACCCGTCATCCACTACCGGCAAGGTGAGTTATGTCTGTACCTATCGGAAGCGACCTATCGGTCGTCGTCGTCCTGACCGGGGCGGCGTTCGCCCTCGTGATCCTGTACGGGCTCATCGATTGGGCCATCCGGATGCACCGGCGCGAACTCGTGGAGCCGCTGCCGCGCATCCGCGCTCCGCGACCACGGCCGTACCTCGGGTGCATCACCTGCGAGGCGGCTGACGCCGTCTCCGTCCAGGCGCTCTGCCGACACCAGTCGCGCGATCACTCGGGCGGCATCCAGTGGTAGCGGGGGTCATCGCCTGGACGCTCGCCCTGGTCGCGATCGCCCTGATCCTCGTCGCGGGCGTCATGCTCCTTTCGTTCCTGCTCGGCGAGCTCGAGCCGCTCCTGTCGGTCCTGGCCAGGTGATCAGCTGGGCAGCCTCCGACGTGTACGGCCAGCGCATCGCCCTCGGACCCGTCCAGTCCCGAGTCCTGGACGCGGCGATGTCCATGACAGCTGACGGTCGCCGGCCCGAGCTCACCCTCGGCCGGCTCTCGGGGATCGTCGGTGCCCCCCTCTCGTCCGTCCATGACGCTCTGCGCCGCCTGCGTGCCCTCGGGCTCCTGGGCGTGTCG